CTACTCCGTTGGTCGCGCTGCGTAGGCAGCCTTAACCGCGTCAGTAAATACAGTGCCAGCGATAGCTTGTACGTCAGCGTCTTCGGCTGCTACATCAGCGTCAGGGGCTAATGTGTAGCGATGAAAAGTGCGGCTGATCTCTGTGCCATCCTCTGAGATGATAGTCGCTTGGCGTACTTGCACCACAGACCAATCACCTTGATTGATAACCTCGATCTTGTCGTTCACTTGGGTTTTTGTAAGTGCCATCGTTTATCTCCTTATGGCTTGGACTGTCCGACCTGATGTCCAATCAGGTTATGATGTTCTGTAAATTAAAGAACCTTGAGCAACAAAAGTATTTGAAACATCGGCAGTCTGTAAATATGTATTAGATGTAGCACTAGTTCCACTTACTTTAGTAAACCAACCAGCGGCTGCATTACCTCCACCCAATTCTATACTTAATCCACTTACAGCATTATTAAGATTTTGAAACACATTAATTATACCAGAACCAGCATCAACACCAGTGTGATTAAAAGGTAATCCTTTAATCAATGTGTAATTTCCTGTAATACTTCCTATATTTGTTAATGCTACACGAAACACAGCATAAACCATATTTCCTATTTTTGTGTAGTGTCCTACTTGACCACTATACCCAGAAACCTCGGTGCCACTCAAATCTGTAATGGTCGGCGTCCAAGTCCCCTTCTCATAGTCGTCCAGCGTATTGTTCGCATTGTAAACGCCAGCAGCGGTGCCAAGGGTGATGCCTGCGGGGACGATGAGATGGCCTGATGGGTCGAGGCGCATACGCTCGGTGCGGTTGTTGCTAGTCGAAGTGGCAAACAAAAGAGACCCGTCAACGGCACCTGCGGTATTTGTGTTAATTAAGCCGCCGATATAACCGTATTCAATTTGCACATCTGAAGCGTTGTTGAGGGCAAATTGAATACCGTTTCCGCTGCCTACCGTATTCGTAGGTCTGTAAAAACCAACGCCGCCATATGTAGGGCTAACCGCCGTGCTGTCTGCGGTGAAAAAAGCAGGTAAAGCACCCTTTACATCAAGCCTATACGATGCATTAGGACTGCTTGTTCCAATCCCCACATTATTGGACGCCGCATCCACAAACAGCGTGTTGGTGTCCACGGTGAGGTTGCCAGAGAAACTCCCAGTCGTTCCACTGATAGCCGCAGGGGTGCTGCCGCCGATCACAGTGCCGTCGATGGTGCCGCCGTTGATGTCTGCAGACGCTGCCGTTAAGTCGCCCTCAACGTCCACATCCTTGAAGGTTGGGTTGCGGCCAAAAATACCGCCTTGCTGTCGAATTGTCATCTGACCTCTCCTTTATTTTGGCGGGCTAACTGGGAATGAAACATCAAACCAATTTTCCACATTCTCTGGAATGTTAGATGGCAAATCTCTCAACTCTGTGCGATAAGCAGCCCAAGCAGCTTTTTGCTCACTCGCCAGAGGAGAGTCAGACATCTGGGTCCAGTCAGATTGCTTTAGTAATTGATCTCGCTGATGCCTAACTTGAGAAAGATTTAAGTCATCCATTTTCTTTTCCTTTACTGGGTTACATGATATTTAATATCATAAACACCAATCCGATGTTGTGCTGCGTCAGCGCCGTTTGTAACCGACAAGACCAAGGCTGTTGATACTGGGCTGGTTAAATTAGCTCCAAGCGACTGAGTTCCTTTTGAAACTCCATTAACAAAAAACTCAACTTCGTTTAATTTGTTAATAACTTTAAGCGAAGTTGCAAGGCCAGCAGATATATTTGTTGACAAATCTAGAACAGTTAGAGACCCAAAGTTGTCGCACACAATTCCTTTGAGTGCGTTATTATCAATTCTAAATCCAAACGCTCTTGCTGATGGATCAGCCGCAGTAATTTGGTTGGAAAACCTAATCCAAGTTTTTCCATTTGCGGTTCCAGAAGCAATGTTGCTAACAATAAATTCAATTTCGCAAACTTTGCCATAGTCATAGGTGGCTTGGCCTAGACCAAGACTTGAGGCTATAATTGTTGACGCTATGGCTGTTGAACCTGCTGTTGCGCCAGAGTTGACAATAATTCCAGTGCCCTCACTTGTCACTGATCCTGTTCCCGTTACAGCAGTTGTCCATATATCAATGGCGCAAGGAACACTTCCAGAGCGTTGCTTTGCTTGGTCAACTAAAAATGTATTTTCATAATGATTGTAATTATTAAGCGTAGGCTCATAAAAATTGCTTGGAAGGTTGCCAAACGTATTGGTCGAAGAATAAGTAGCACCACCGCCTCCTGCCGGATTAAGGCCCAAAGCACCCAAATGAATGTCGTTTACAACTGCACTGTTAGCAAATTTTACAAACTTATTTCCAACATTAAGCAAATTAGCTTCCAAAAATACCCCTACAGCATATTTCATTCTGATTGGGATGTAATCCTCGGTGCTGGCGGGATTGTTTCCGTTAAAGTAACAGCCAGTAATAGAGACACCAACAACATAGGATGATGCGCCGATGTAGATGTCGTAGTATTCTCCCGCACCGCCAATGGTTTTATTTTCCTCAAAATAGCAGCCGTTAAAACTTAATCCACCACCAGCAGTATCAATATAAAGGCCGCCACCGAAGCACGACTCAAACGTTGTCCCTGTAAACGAAATTCCGTTTAAAGCATACGCCCAAATCCCTTGCGCCTTAATGCTTGAAATATAGCAACCAGCAACTGTGCCTCCGTTCCACCCAGAAAAGGTTGGCACGTCGTTGTATATTCCGTAATAGCAACTACCAATTTGGCAATCAATAACATCTAAGACAATGCTGTCTTTTACATAAATGCCGCCGCCGCCAGAACCAGTGTAACCCCAACCTGAAATTATACATCCAATAATTGAGGCTCGGCTGGATTTTACTACTTCAATACCCCATCCGGTTGTGTTTGCATTTTGCCCCAAAATTGACAAATCCCTAACGACCGTGTTGTTGGAGCCTGTTAAGGATGGACCTTGCGGCAGCTTAAGGGCACTGGTGTCTGCGGTAACTTGTCGAATTTTGCTGGCACGCCAGCCAGCCCCGAACAGCGTCATTCTTTCAAGGCTAGTCATATCCAAAGCACTACTTATGACATAATCGCCTTCTGGAAAGAAAATAGCTGAGCCTAAAGAAGCGGCGTTTAAACACGCCTGAATAGCCGTTGTGTCATCCGTCACGCCATCACCAGTTGCACCAAAGTCTTTGACCGATACAACCTCGCGCAACTTTGCTTGCACGGTAGTTTGCTCCGCGCCGGACCCTGCGGGGTCGTAAAAGATGCTTGCCGCGTTGTTTCCAGTTGCGTTTACAAACGAAGAAACTGCCGCGTCGAATTGAGCCAAGGTATTTGTTGAGGTGGTAACACCGCCGTCATTTGTGAAACCAAGAACCTTGTTTGATCGAGCAGCAGCGGCTGGCAGTACGTTGTCGCCAGTGAAGCTATCGTAAACCGGGAACTTAATCGAGCGATCAACGCGCTCGTCGATCTGCTGCTCAAAGATAATGTTACTGTCGAGTTGCTCGTTGAGGCTAGATGCAAGCAAGTCACCGGCAGTCACAAAGTCTGTCGTGCGCTCAATGTCTCTAGCGCCGATAATGATGATCGTGTCACTGGCCGTTGGCGTTGACGGCACGTTGCCGCCAGTGATGATGTTGACGCTGCCAGTGCCGTTGGCGTTAATGGTTACAGTGTAATCGCTAGAGAGCGTCAGCGCGGTCTGGTTGAAATAGACCCCAACATCAGTTTGGTCGATGATCTCAAACGAGAACGCATATGGCCCTAGACCGGCAGAGCCAGTGTAAACCACGCGGCGCGTAATTGCGTTAATGTTATAGTCAGCCATATGTTTGCCTCATCTCAATGCTGGGATTATACCTTATTATTTAACGTCCGTATAGATTAGCCTTTTCCTGATTTCTGGCTATCTTTGCGGCAGTATCTGGATACATAATTTCTGCGCCGTCATCTGATTGCATAGTGTAATTTACAAGGCCGGTGTCTTTGTCCTTGATAGTCTTGCCAAACATTTTGTTGCGCGCCCTAGCGCGGTAATCAGCGACTACTTGATCTACGTCATTTTGCAGCGATCCTAGAGGCGGGCTAATGCCCAAAGCCTCTGCATCATTAATGCGATCATTGATTGCTTGCAAAATAGCCTCATCCATTGTCATGCCGGTAACAGGATCAGGGTCTTGCTGTAGCTTTAAATACATATCCTGTTGCTCTGCTGGTATGCGCACACCACCTATTGTAAAATTAGGCTCTCCAATGCCGTGGTTTATAGCTGCCAACATTTCAGAAACCTCGTCACGTTTACCCTTTGCCATAGCCAATGGCATCCAAGAGTAGTCCTTGTCGTACTCAATTGGATTTCCACGCGCGTCACGCTTTGGCGGGAGCTTGTTTGATTTAGTAGGCACACGGCTCATCACTTTATTGTAAGCCTCAAAGAACGCCCTGATGCCGGGTTGTGTCGCGTCAACACCCAGAACGTCATCAGCCCATTCAACTTGGCTTTGATTAATAGCCGTGTTACTCAATGCAGGATCAAGGATGCGCTCAATTTTTCCAACAATTGCACTGTTAGCTAAACCAACAATAGGCGTTCCAGCTATGGCTACATTACCAACCTGACGCACATACGCATCAAACATAGCCACGGCCTTGTCGCCAAAGTCTGTCTGCCTCTGGTTAAGGATGCGCATCAATTCGTTTACTGACTGCATCGCTGGCATATTAGTTGAATATTCAGCAAGCGAGGCCATCATCGCGTCAAACATAATCTCAGCCTGAGTATCATCAGGATCATAAGCGCGATATTTCTGGGCGTCTGCAAATGCCGCACCAAGTAATAGCGGGATTGTCACCGGCTCCATTCTCTTTAGCGACACAAATGTACTGCCCTCAAACGTGCCGGTTCCACGCATTGCCGTGCCAGCGCCCATAATATTATTAAGGCGCGCAATGTTAGCGTCTGACATTTCTTCGTTGTCAAAACGCATACTAAACTCTTGCCACTTCATGCTCTTGAGGTTATTGCGCTCCTCTGTGTCTGCCGGGCCTGCACCAGTAAGCCGCCCATTGTGAGCCAGAAAATATGAACCAAGACCCAAGCTGCCACCAACAACCATACGGCTTATAGCAAGGTCACGGTGACGGCCACCTTTTTCCCACTCGCTATAAAAACGCGGAGACATAAAGTTAAGAACAGGCACACGCGCGGCACCCTCAACGGCTAGATTTGTGACTGACTTACTAAACAACATAATCGGCTTCACCAAAGGCCAATTCATCATTTTGAGCGCGCCGTGGTATGTCCTACCAAGTGCAGACTGTCTGTCAATGTCTGCCATCAATGTGGCTTGTTTGCGAAACGACTGCACACTAGCCTCTACCTCTGCCGGGCGCTCAGTCAAAAACTTATTAACCGCCTCTTGGGAAGATGCAAGCGCCTCATCTGCTGATGCGCCATCAGCCAATTTCTTGTCGTAAATGGTAGCACCGTAACGCCACGCCTGCTCGTGCAATTCCATACGTTGCGCAATGCCGCCAAAGAACTGATCACCAGCCCCAAGCGCGCGCATAGGTATTGAATAGAGAGAGCCAAGACTATCTAAGACGCGGCCTGCTAATGTGTTCTTTAGCTCTGGTGTGCGCGCCACTTCTTTGCCCAGCATCATAACAGGCGTGTTGCTAAAGTAAGCGGATGATATGGGGTTGCGCGGCGCGTCCTTGGTTGCCCCTGTCTTTGCGCCCTTTGCCATCATTGACCAGCCATCCATCAGGCCATTATAAAAGGCTGACGTTCTGGCATAAATGTCTTGGCCGTAATACTGATCTGGCTTGTATTCCTTGCCAAGAACTTTAGCGAGGCGCTGTCTTACCTTGCCAACAGGAATAGCAACGGCGCGCTCTGGCACGTCCATAAACAGCGTCAAGCCGTTTGCTGTAGCGTTAAATATATGCGTTTCCCAGTTAGTCAAGAATGTAGACTGAGCCGCATAAATCATACTGTCATATGTTTTGCGTAAAAGCCCAACTTCCAATATTTTGTTTTTGGCGGCGCGGTTTTCTTGTTGCAGATAATTGTCAGCCAAGGCGCGCAATTGCTGATCACCACCAACGCCATCAAGCACGGCGCGAATATCAAGCGCTGGCAAGTTGCGCTCACGCGCGCCCTTAAATACATTCATGCTGCGCGCCACATCGCGCTTTGCGCCTTTTAGTTCTGCCAATACAATTTCATGTTGCGCCAGTGCTTCGCGCAACTCAAACTTGCCGAGGTCAGTCAAAAGCCCAGATGAGGCCTGCGCCATCAACTCGTCAACCTTCTGCGCGCTAACGTCATGCAACGCTTGCAGCCCTGCAAGCTGCGTGGCTAATTGGTTGTTGCCGACCTTGCTTTGCATTGGTATGCCGCGAAACATTGCGTCTAATGTTTTCTTTGGAACACCAGAAGAAAAAGCGCGCTTGTAAAGGCTCTCAACTGTTTGCGATTGATAGTCAGGCTCGGTATCGCCAGCCACGGCCTTGACTGTGGCAGCGAGGCTGTCACTGTCATAGAAGCGCGTATTCACTGGCCCAGCTTCAATGCCCTCTGCAACTTGCGCCTTAGTAGGCGATGGCACTTGACGCGCACCGCCCATAGCTTCCTGACGCTCTGCCATAACCTCTTCGACACGCTCTTCGCTAACTGGTGCCGGTTTCTTGATTGGCGGCACAATTTGCGGCTCAATCTTCTCGACTGGCGGTTCTGGCATTTGAATGTCTGGGTCAACAACGTCAACCGGCTTTGTTATTTCTTCTGTTACTTTATAGTCAGGGTCAACGCGCGCGCCGCGCTTTGTTAGCGGCTCAAGGATCTGACCGGCAACTTGACGCCCTGCTGACCTAGCAAAGCCAGCAGGCTGGATGCCATCATCAGTCAGATCAGGCTCTGCTGTTTGTTTTGAAAGCTGGTCGAGTTCGTCAGCTAAATCTCTTGGGCCGCGTATTGGCATTATTTATCCTTTACTTGCGAAACTGCTCTGGCAGTTCAAGCTCTTCTTCTGCGCTTAACTCTTTTGGAGCTTCGCCAAAATAAGCAATATCCAAATAGTTTTTTCTATTCAGCGGTATTTTGTACTTGCTCATCAACTGCACCACTGGGTCGCTGCCAAGTTGGGGGGTTGATGCCGCCTGCTCGTTGCTCAACTGCATTTCTTGCCTCATCTAAAGTTACCTCACCTTTTCTGTATTTGTACCATATATTGTTAACATCCTCTACATTCTTGGCCTGACCTTTAAATTTGTCAGTAAACAAACCGCGTACAGCTTCCCAAGTTATAGACTGCATTTCTCTAGGTAATACGCCGCGCTCTGCTGCGGCTCGCCGGTATGCTTCAGCATACAACCCATAATTTCCTTGAACACCAGTTTTTGCTGAGTTCTTAGTCGCCCCAAGCCAATCAGCGCCCTGCTTTGCTTTTGCTGGACTGCTGCCAAAATTGTGATGCACCTCTGTAGCTTGACCAGATAATGGCCTCAACAAAGCAGCAGCAACAGCGTGTGTGTCAATCGTTACGTCACCATTTGGCCCATTAGGGTCAAGGATATTATTATAGAAACTGCGAACCTTGTGCTTTGTTCCCATCAATGGGGTCAAAACATTTTTATCGCCGCCACTTTCAAAAGCAGAAACAGCTTTAGAAATTTCAACAATTGACCCCCAGCCTGTGCCTTTAGGCTCACCTTTGCCAGTCATAGCTGTGCCGATAAAATCACCTTCTGGTGAAACAATCTGATGGCTTCTGTCACCATATGTCTCATCATGCAAACGCAGCCAAATAGCTTTTTCCGCTGGCAACTCAAGCTCAGATAATTTTTTATTTGAAATAGCTTTGATTATAGCTTGATCTTGTGGCTTGTTAAACTTTTCCAAACCAGTTTTTAACATTTCTTTAGTAAACACTGTGTCTTGTTGATTGCTCATAATATCAAGCACACGCTCACCAAGGCTCACGTTCATATACCAATCTTTTTGTGGCGATAGCGCTGCAAGCACACCAGCAATAGAACTATCTGGTAAATTGTATTTTTCAGACCATCTGTCAGTAATTGCCCTAGCGCCATCATACCATTTTTTAGAACGCTCTCTGGTCTGCTCTGGCACCTTATCAAAGACCCAAAGCAAATTGTTTTTTGCGTGTTCAATAAATGCTTTACTGGCCTCGGCTGGCGGCAATGCTGCCTCTGCCTCAGTCATATTTGGGTAATTCTTAACAATGCCAACATTATGCTCAAACACAACAGGATCAGCCGCAACCTCATCTAGCCCGATTTGCAGTGGCTGCGCAATTGGGTCTTCTGTTGCGCCTTTTGCTGTTGGCAGTCTCGTAGATATTCTATTTGGGTTTGCCTCTGTTTGAGGCTGCCTAACCAACTTACCAGCCGCAGCCAACGCCGGGTCAATCACTTCCATAGGGTCAGCGCCAGACATAACACGATCAGTAATAGGCCCACGCTCTGCCATCCGAGCCTCGGCTGACTGCCCCGCTTGGCTTATCGCCTCACCAACAGCAGGCCCAAACTCACGCGCCAGCATCTCGCCGCCTTTAACTAGGCCGCCACCGGCAGCGCCGCCAACAACAGACGTTATAGCTGTACGCAGTGCGCCTGTCACTGGGTCAATGTCGTACCCAGCCTGCTTCTCAACGGCCTGCGTAAGCTGATCAGCGGCACCCGCCTCAACGCCGGTATATACAGCGGCTGACGCGCCGGGGCGTTTTGCTATCTCAACCAATGCTCTTTTAATACCCATAGCGCCAGTCTTGCGCGCGGCAAAGCCAAGCCCCAATGTGCCAAAGCCAGTGTAAACGCTAGGGTCGGCGACCATACCGCGTATCATTCGCCCAGTGCCAGCTAATGTAAAATTAGGCAATTGATCGTAGCGATCCATAAGATACACAAATGCCTTCGCCTGATCTTGCGAGCCGCTTGTTAATAGCGCCGCCGCTTGGCCTATTGTGCCGGGCGAGCTAATGCCACTTTCGCCGGGGATGCCAGCCGGGCCAGCAAAGTTATAATTAAACTCGCCAATAGCGTCTATTCCGTATCGCGCCGCAGCCTGATCATCACCATCAAAAGGCTCGCCCTCAAACAGCAAATGAATGTCGCGCGCAGACGCTGCAAACTTTGGATCAAGCAGCAATTGCTTTTCAGTCACCTCTGGCGCTTTTGGCTGCACAGGGTCTGGCGGCGTATCCATTGATGGTATTTGCAACACAGGCGGCGTGTCCACTATAACACTGGCCGCAAACTTGTCCTCATACGCTTGTGCAAAATCATCGGTCATCGTAACAGCGCGTCCCTTCTTTCCTTTGCCCTTTTAACGGCTACCAATTGTCCTCGCGCTTTGTTTACATAATCCGCAAGTTTGTTGCCAGAATGACCCGCCGCTATTAACGCATCTTCTATTTCTTCAATAGTGGTATTCTCTGTAATTTCTATATTAATTTGTACTTCTGTTGCCTCCTCACCAATAAACCGCCTCTCAAGGTTAGCTAATGCTCTTTGAAGTTCTTTTTCCTCATCACTGCGGCGAATTTCAAGATCAATTTCTTTAGCCACACTCAAGCGCGTTGGCTTAATACCAGCGCTGCCACTAGCTTCCCACTCCGTTATTTTGCCCTGATACCTTGCCGATAACTCCCTATCAAAAACAAAATATGCCTTTGATTGTTCTTCGCTTGGAATGGTTCCTTGCACAATTTTAACATTCCGGCTAATTATGCGATTAATCTCCGTTTCTTCCCCTTTTATGTCTGTTACTAAAAAAGGATAAATAGAGTAATAATCTTTTGGCCCCACGCCTAAATTGATGGCCTGCTTTTCTAAATCATCTGGGGTTTGTATTTCGCCCGACATAATTCTGCGCTTCAATTCAAACATACCAGCATAATTTGGTTTATCAACTTTCGTTGGGTCAAGCGCATTATCTAGCGATGTAATTGACGACTGGGTTACAGCCTCTGGATACAAAATCGCGAGCGCCTGTAGCTGGTCAATTTGGCTATTATATTGCTCGCCGCGATATGGCAGATCAGCCATAGTGGTTTGTATGCGCTGCACTTCTTTTTTGGCGTTTTCAATGCCTACATTCCGCACAACCTTTTCATCATTTATCTTTGCGTCTCTGCGGCTTCTAACGCCCTCACGCACTTTGGCTTTGCCAGCATCATCAAGCCTTGAATAAAGGCTCGTAAATCTGTCACCAAAGTCGCCCTTCAATGCGCGCCCAATATTTTGATCTGACTGCGTAGCCCAATCAACAAGGACGCCCTGCATTTGCTCTTCTACAACATCTCTAATTGCCGCCCCACTGGTCTCAATAAATGAGGCATCGCCAGTGTCAATAATTGCGTCATTAGCAATTCTTAAACGCGCCTCAATCTCACCCTGCGTTTGCTTCATGTCGCCGGAATGATTTAAGAAAATTGTCTTTATGTCATTAGGTAGAATGTCTAGGTTAGCGTTTGCAGTGTCTTTTCTAAAACCCTGCATAATTTTATAAGAATGTTCTAGGCCAGATTTGTAAGCCGTTGACGCAAGCGCATTTGCAGTAGCCTCATAGGCTAGTGCTTTTTGTGGATCAACTTGCGCAATGACGTTTGTATGACCATTGATCAATCCAGTTAAATCAGTCTGCATTTTGGCAACATCAAAGTCTGGGTCGCCACTTTCTATTTGCGCATTATATTTTGCCAACACCCCTGTTAGCTGCGTCTCAAGCGATGTTTTTAACTGCGCCGCCGCTGTTGCAGTAGTAACCGCGCCAAACACAGTATCAGGATCACCAACAATTTCGCTTACATCTCTGCCCTCAGACAAAGCATCTTTGATTTGATCTGGCGTGACAGGGTTTTCAAAAGCATACTTTAATGCTTGGCGTTGCGTCTTAGCTACTTGCTCTTTGTAAAAATAGTCGGCCATTGTGTCTAAGCCGCGTGCCACCTCATTATAGGCACTGGCCTTTGCGCGACCAGCCGCCGCAAAGTCAACGCCGGGCAATGGCTGTATCGTTACGCCTAATGGGCGGTATTTTGGTAACTCAGCCATTTATCCAGTCCCCATTTCTGTGCCGGGATAATCGCCTTGAACGCCAGAACTGCCACCGCTTGGCCCCCCTAGTTTAGCCTGCCCAGCACTAAAGCTCGCCACTTGAGTAAACGCCCTTGCGCGAGCAGCAGACATTGCGGCCTTAGCTTGTGTCATGCTAACACCGGCTCGCATCTCGCCAGTTCTAAGCGCGATGATGCCGCTTTCTTGCGTCGTGTAAAGTTCCTGCGCACCCTTTGCCATAGCATATTGATTAAGAGCCTTGGCACTACCGCTAAATGGATCAATGCCACCAGCCGCCGCCCTAGCAGTGATTGATGCTTGAGTGCGCAGAATGTTATCAAGGACGGCAACGCCCTGCTCTTTATACCTTAACTCCTCAGTCTTGGCTTGCATCCGCTGCATTGTAGCCTGCGCCGCGTACCCCCTCGCCTCGGCCTTACCGGCCTGCAAGGTTGTGACGACTGAACCAGCAAGTAAAATATATGGGATCGCCTGTGCCATCTTATTGTCCTACACTAACTTTATAATCAATGCCAAGCAGCGTCATTTTTAATGGCACGTCTTGACCGATTGTGATTTGACCATCGTAAGTATACCCTAAAATGCCGTGCAATGTCTTTAGTCCAGTAAACTCCTGCACTGAACTGTCAAGAACATTTGTGCCAAAGTTTCTAAATGACACAGATTTGCCGTCAATCGTTAATGATTGCGTGGCAAACAATTCGGCATTTACCTCAAAGATACGCTTCTTAAATCCCTTGAGCGACCCGCTGGCAAGGTTAGGCTCAACCGGCAGCGTCTTGATCTCCGGCGTAAAGTTCAGCCCAACCTCATAGCTGGCAGTGGCTGGCCGGGCAAACGTCACAGTGTAAGGTGACGCCGGTACAACTTGCTGCGGCTCGTGGACGCCATCGCGGATAATGTCAATCGTCTTGCCCTGAAGATGCGTCACATTGACTGAGCTTGCCGCGCCGCCGACCAATGCACAATCAACCAGAACATCTGGGTCAAATAGCTCAACATAATAAACAGCCGCGCCATTTACTGTGCGTTTGACCACAGTGTAAATGTCATCAACATCAACACCAATGCTTACATACTCGCCGTCTGTCGTCCACTCTGACGGCGCAATTACGTTCTGGCTGCGTAGCAAAGTATAGCAGGCAATTGAGCCGTCATCGCCATTAACGATCATCAGCCGGTCACCCTCATCAGTTGACGTGGCGACACGCACCGCCATCTCCTCTGGCGACTTTAGCAGATGCGATGATAGCAACGAAATCTTGGCTGACGTGTAAGCCTGCACCGTATCACTGAACAGGAACTCTTGCAGTGCCTTGCCCTGACGCTGAACAAACAGGGTCGAGCCATCCACATTCTGCAAGCGGATGCCCGGTTTCATGCCAAAGGCTGTCTGTTTCTTAACAATTAGATTGCTTGGCGTGATTGGCGTGTCTAGCGTTTGCGGCACATAGAACTCAGCGCCTGTCGTAAAGACCTGCAAGTGACGGCCAGAGTAAAGGTCAACAATTGCGTTAAATGTTCCGGTGTCTAATGTCGCCTCAACTGAGTCATCGTCAAGCGCCTCATTTGGGCTAAAGTCAAAGAATACCGAAACCTTTGATCCCCAAATAGTTGATGGCCGAGCCTTGCTGCCGCCAAAGTATAGTCGCCCCTCGTGAAATGTCACGCTGCGAGGCCAGCCGCGTGTCGCCGACCACACATCCTCATAGCCGTGTTCAGTCTCAAAGTTACCGGCAGTAATGGCAGAGGTGTCAAAGAATGGCGTTTCAGTAAATGCTTTGACCTCTGTGTCACTGACAAACTCAACGACACGCGCACGTCCAAAGCCATTCTTTTCCACAACATATTCATCCACCATAGCTGCGCCAAATGCTTTTACCTTGTAGCTGCTTGCCGCAGTTGGTTGAACATCCCACGCTGGCGTAACTGTCGCAACTTTAGTAGCCGCAACATAGCTCTCAATGTGGCGCGATTGACCAACGCCGGGGCCAGACGTGATCAAAATAAAAAAGCCAGAACAAGCATCATCAGTAGTATATGAGGTCGCTGCCTTTAATGTAATTGTGTCAGCGCCGCCAGCCTGCGCATTGCCAGTGTCTGTTGTTACTGATGATGCGGTTAGGGTGATATTGCCACTAGCAGCACTCGGCGTAATTGTGTAATCCGGCTCATGTGTGTCAAATAGAAACGCATATTTGGGGATGTAATTAAACGCGATAACACTGGCAGTCCAATCGCTGTCAGTCGCGCCGCGCACAATCTTGACAGGCTCTAAATCCTCATGCACGACAATCACAGTGTCGGCTGACTGCACCCAATTCATTTCTGGCAGGATTGCGCTTGTTAGGCTGGCGACAGTCAAATAGTCATTGCCGCTGCCGTTGATGTTGGTGATTAACGCGCCATCCTTAAACACATACATTTTGCCGGGCGTGAACACCAGCATATAGCTGTCGGCGATACTAAACTCAAACGACACCATCCGCACCGCGTCAGCAGCGCCGCTGTCTAATGCCGTGATAAACTTACTGCCGTCACGCCGCTTTGCGCCGCCCTGCGGCTGCACTGTAATGTTGCGCGCTGTAGACAGGCCAGACTTGTACTGAGCCAAATCAGTACGCGCTCTCAGCTTCGGATCAAGCTCGCCAGCCGTGAAATCATTTTGTATCTGAATGATCCGGCTCATGCTAGAACCTTATGTCTGAGATCGGAAACTCTTGGATTTGTTGCGCTGGTCTGTCAGCGCCGTCAATGTTGATGGCTACGCGCACCAGACCGCCGCGCATATTCTCAGCGGCTGAACCGTATGCCTTTGTGTGATAATATTCTGCTTTTGTGATCTGATCTGTAATTGGCTCGGCAAACTCTGATGCCAGTGCCGTCTTTAACAAACGCACAAAGTATGGCGGGAATAGGGCAGGCTCTGGCCGGAACTGGTAGTCGATCCAGATTTCTTCGTAATCAGAGAAAATGCCGCCGCTGTAAATCTCGAACTCGCGCACTGATCTCGCGCCGACATTGCCATTATTAAATACGGCCTTTGGGTTACCAAGAATATCGCCGGGCAGAGTAAAGTTATATTTCCATTCGTTGATCGGGGCAGCGACAAGACGCGCCAGCTTTACTTTTTTGACCGACCAAGAGTAAGCATATTGCATTAGAAGAGTGTCGCGCACATCACCATAAAGACGATCTGCGACTTGCGCCTCATCAGTGCCATCGGCAAATGATGAGAGCGGAGCCGCCCCAAGCATAATTAGTGCTTCAGAACATATTGATAGTTTGGTATCACCAGCCGCCATCGAGCCACTCCAAGAATAGAGAAAGAGGGGCTGGTTGCCCAGCCCCGCTCAAAGTTAGTCAGCGTCAGCGACTGAAACAGCCGTGCCGTCTGATACGTCAACAACACCAGCGGCATTTGACAGAACAACAACGATTGACATTGTTGGTGTCGCGCTGTCGTGAACAAAGATCACATCGCCGACTGCCACTGTGTCTGACAAGTCATTGAAATAACCTTCGGTGTTCACAGTCGCAATCGCGTCTGCTGATGTGTAGGTGTACATTGATGGTGCGTTGCCTTTTTTAGCTGCACCGATCACATTCCATCCTGCTGAAGAGAAAGCCATTAGTTAATCTCCTTTCTATTCAGTACAAGAAATGGCAACGATACCTTCGGCATCAATGGCAACCGCGCCTGCGGAGAACATTGAAGACACAAGGAACGATGTCTTTTCTGGGACGTAGTTGATCTCAGACTTTTGGTTCATGCCGATACCAACGCCGACTGCATCGCGATGGAACGCAAAGCATGTGCGAGTTGATGGAAGCGGCAAGCCGCCTTCGTCACGATCACCAAGTGTCACGAACTTGAAGCCCATAAAGGTGTCAATGTCACCCTGCACAAGAGCTTTGACTGATGCAAAGTCTGCACTGGTAACCTGAGTCTCACCCAAAAGGCCAGCAAGGGTGTTGGCGTGGATGAGCATACAACGCCCTTCCATTGGTACGTTACCGGCATCGAGCAGCTTCTTAGCTTCAATCAGCTTCTCAATGTTCATGTTTGTACCAGCACCACCGATTGATGTCGCAACAGTCAGTGATGTGCCTGATGCTGTAAGGGCATCAATGGTCAACTGATCCATCCGGCGACCGATAGCGGCACCAACGACTTGCACCAATTCACGGCGCTCGTCAAAGTTCACCTTCTGCTGTGAGAAGATATCTGAGTATTCAGCAGCAATGTAATCTGACATTGTGGCTGTAACTTGTGAGTAAGTCACATTCAATGGAGTTACATCAGTCTGCGGAACACGAACAGTTGCGGTGCCTTTTCCGATCTTCGGAAACTTCACCTGATTGCCTTCGACATTTGTCCGCTCGCGAGTTAAGCCAGCCAGAGCGCGTGACGCTTGGTATGCCTGCTTAACCTCGGCATCGAACAACTGCACAAAAGCATTGGAAATGCCTACTGCCATTTTCCTGTTCCTTTGTAAAAGTTAAAACACGATTTGACGCCTAGCAGGTATCCTTTCGGGCTGCGGCTTGGGCATATACGCTACGCCCCCAAGCGTTTTGTAACAGGTCGAAAGCCGATTGTCTGTCAAGGGTGATTTTATAGAAAAATGCGACAGTTGTAAACAACTGCCGCACTTTGGTTAAATTGCCGAATATTCTTGGCTACCGTAGACCTGCTCAAACATTTTTTCGACCTTGGCGCGGTACGCCGGGTCGGTGTTATATTCGGGCTTGCCGACCATTGCCATCAGCTCCTCTTTAGATGGAGCGCCGTCAATCGGCCCAACATCAACAGGGATTGGCTTGTCGCCGTAGTAAGACCTGACTTTTTGCAGAGCGCGGATGCCTTGGGCTGTACCGCCCATAATCTTGAACTCTTCAAAGTCAGCCTCAGACCAGACGCCCTTGCGAACTAAGCCCTGCGCCCAGTCAGTCATTGACTTAATGGTTGCATCGGCGTTGTTGCCTAGCTTCTTATACTCTTCCTCAAAAGAAACTTGACCTTGTTCAGCCTCAAGCTGAGACATACTAATAAACTTAGTAGCCAAATCCTCAAACGCAGATTGGCTAATGCCGTTTTCCTTCGCCCAATCTCGATAAGTCGAGAAAAGCTCATCGTCATCACCAATGCCTGCATCCTTAAATACAGTGTCATCGTATTTTTCTGGAGCCTTGTGCTTGCCCTGCGAAAACTTTTTTTGCAGTTCGTTGTAAGATTTGACAAGATTTTCAAGGTCTGGCCCCTCTTCATCATTCCAAAATTTATCGGGGTACCAATCTGGTTTGGAAAGCTCAACCTCCTCACCCTCTTTGGCTACAGTCACATCATCAAGTGATGGCTCTGTGTCCGGTAGTTGATGGGAAATGGTTTGTTCTTCCTGCTGCTGGTTATCGTCGCCCTCGATTTGGGCTTCGGCCAACAGACCTTCGGTTTCGTTCATAACGACCTCGCTCTTTTCATACGCCGCTCAATTTCGCGAACCAGACTATTCTGGCCCTCGCGAGCAAAACCGTGGCTGGCATCTTCGCCGGGATACCACGTTGGCTGCTCGATTGTCAGTGATCGCAGATGGGTGAGCAGCTTTTGCCCATCGTCACTGCCAAAGACGCGCAGATAAAGACGATCAACGTCATCCTTATCCACCTGTTCCTTAAAATCAGGCTCTACAGAATGTAGGCCTTCCCATCCATCTGGGTTCATTTACTGTTCGCCGCCCTCTGGCAACGCCCCTTGTTGCGCCGCCATCTGTGCCATTTGTGCGGCCTGTTCCATCATCTGCTCACGCTCCATTGGAGTTGTGCGCAATTCGGCTGGCACACCGAGTTTGTCGGCGACATAATCTGCAATGCTGCCAGTCTTGACTGCCATCTGACCCTCTGGGCCAAGCGCTGATGACATCTGCACCCACTGCATAATTTTCTCAATGTCGCCCATATTCTGCGCCTGCGCAATCGGGCTGATTGGCGTGACCTTAACCTCAAGGCCATTGACGCGCAGTGGCATCTCGATCATGCCGCGCTCATCCATAACATAGAGGATGCGCCCGATCATCGGCACCATAGTCTCAGTAATTAAGCGACCAAAAGCGGAGCCGAGGTTCTGCGCCAGTTCTTTCATGCGCTCGGCAATCTCTGTCGCAGACCTCGCGCTCATATTGTCAGGCGGCAATGTGTCATCAAGCATGATCTTTTTAATATTCATGCGCAGATCGTTAATAATAATCTGAGACACATTGAAATCGCCAGAGCGCGGTAGCATCCGCAGGCTCTCACCTGACGGCCCGCCATTACGCGCCACTGGGATAATCGCGCCCGGCGCAATGCGGATTGTCTGCGGGTTTAGAACGCCATCATCAGCCGCCGTGTAAACACCGGCAATGGACAGGCTGGCGTTTTTCAGTAGCAACTCAAGCGTCTTATTCAGCGTCTTAATGTCTGGGATAGCCGTCACCAACGGCCCGCGACCGTAAACCTCGCCCGCCACTTTCATGTAACGCGCCACGATCCAAGGCGATGATTTCATGCGCCGCATCAATAGCTCGGCCTTACCCTCTGCCCAGATGACGTGATAACAGAAATCACCCTGATCTGGATCATATAAGGTAGCCTCGACAAGCTCGATTTCCTCTGTCGGCTTCTCGTCAATCATGCGCTGCATACGCTCTGGAATGTCAGCGTCAGACCAATGCTGCTTGATGGCCTCGCCCTTCAAGCGCATACGACGGTAGACGTTATCGACCTTGCCGTGCGCGCCTTCCTCGATGCTCACAAGATATTGCGGCACGGCAGTAAAGCGGATAGGCGTCAGGTCATCGCCGGGCTGGATCAACATCACGGCAGTGCCGACAGCAAGATCAAGCAGGAACTCGCCCATAGCCAGATCAAAATTAGACTGGCGCAACACGCTGAACATCTTGTCGTTATACATATCCAGCGCCATCTGCGCCTCTAGCTTACGCTCGTCTGGAATTTCTGGCCCCGGCTCTAAGCGGCACCATTGGCCGTATGGCGGGAATAAGCCAGACTGGATGCGATTGGCAAAGCGCTGCGTGGCGTTAATGGCGGTACTGTCGAACACGCGCACCATTTTATTCTGGCCGGGTGCGCCGCCGCCCTCGTAATAGCCATCATAGAGATTGCGCTGCGGCAGCGCGAACTCGTAGCAATCTTCGTAAATCTGACGCCAATTATCTTTGCGGCGCTGCGCGGCGTCGTGCCGCTTTAGGATTTGCTCAACACTATGCACTGGCTTGGTTCCTTTTGCTTATGGCTGCGGCCTTCTTTTTCGCGTCTGCCTTGGAACTCGCGCCCCAAGCGCGGAGTGACAAGAGCAGGCGCGTCGGCTCGCCATTCTTATATTCTGGCCCCGGCATCCCGCCCATACGCGCCAAGAAAGACGCGCGGCGCGGATTGTCGCCCGACTTGACTGGCCGCTTCAGGTTCATGCCCTCGGCCTTGGCAGAGCGACGCCCGGCATCGTTTAGACCGCCCTTCGGGTTTTGACCCGCCTTGCGTGTCCAAGCCGGGGAAGCCATTAACGACCGATCCGAACTGACGCTGTTCCGCTGGTGTAATCGCCGGTCTTGATGCCAGCGCGGTAAACAACGATAGGCTCACCATCATAACCGGCTGTCTCAATCGGCGCGGTAAATGTATCAACGTCGCGCCAAGTAGCGCCAGCGTCAAAGCTGCGCTGTACTGTTACCGTGCCGACAAATGTGCCGCTGATCGAAAAGCTAAAGTCGCCCTCGACATACAACCCATCGCTAAATGTGTTCTCAGCCGAAATGTCTTTTTCGACCAGACCTACGTTTTTATTCAATACAGCCATATCAACCTCGCGCCGCTCTCATGTTGTCAATCAAATTAGGGTAAGGCCGACCAGCCTTCTTAGCCGCCCTCATCGCGGAGCGTTTCTTTGCCGCACTAAGCTCTTTGGGTTTGCCCAAATCCTTTGGCCGCTTTTTATCCCAAACCTCTTTAGCCATCCTTCTTTGCCTTTCCGGCCTTCGACAATGCGATTGCAATGGCCTGCTTTTGCGTCCGACCTTCCTTCATCAGCATTTTGATGTTCTGGCCGACAGTCTTTTCAGATGTGCCTTTTTTAAGTGGCATAGCTTTTCTTCTTTGCCATTTTGGTTTTCATGCTGGCCTCAGTGACGCGACCACCAGTCTGCCGCGCATATTCCTTGGCCGCCTTCATGCCAGCCGCACTGTAAGCAAATGTGCGAGCCTTGCCATCTTTTGACACGACCTTCGGCATCTTATGCTCCTAATGTTGTCTGAACACCGGCCTCTGCGTCCTGACGCTCGCCGGATAATAGCATACGCTTGCCGCCTACGCGCCGCGCAGCCCTACGCGCTGCAATCGCCGCCATCTTTTGCGCTTCTTGTGCGTTAAGACGTTCTTCTTGACGCATTTGCGCGGCCTTCAATTCTGGATCAGGCGGGGGAGCTTTTGGAGTTCTGAGAATAGGAGCCATTAAAATACCTCGCATACATAACATAATCATTGCCATTGGGGCCATAATTACGCATTACGCCCTCTGGCGTGAATTTTAACGCATTAACCCAGTTCATTGCAAACGAATTATCGCAATCAACTACCATCTGCAATCTTTTTAATTGAAGAATTGTTGCAACCTTATTGAAGTATCGTAGCGCACCCCTTGTAAGTGATACAGGATGTGTTGCAACCTTATCAGTTGTTAGCATCCAACCCTCTGCCATACCCGGCCAATATTGAATAACGCCAAAGCAACAGGCTATTTTCCCGCCGACGATAGCCGTGCAAGATAGATCGTTTGCAGCGTAAGACTTTAGCCAGTTGGCATAATCAGGCACAGTGTCGAAATATTCCTTATCCATTGGCCTCAATTCAGCCATCATCGCGTGACCCCAGTGAAAAGGCACGATACTGACGCCATTATTGCTGGATAGGTCTCGGCGCCAATCAGAAAACATTGAAATCCATATTTGCGCTGAGTTGCTTGAACTGTTTGCTAAACTGGCTGTTTCGCGTGATGCTCCGCACCTCGCCAGCCCCAAGCATTAAATAACCAAATGCGTCGCCGACGTGCGAGTGCTGGTTTTTGTTCGGCACATCTCTAAACCGTTCCTGACCAGCGCCGACAGCCATACGCTTAAAGTGATAGCCGCCGGCCAGAGACTTACGAACTTTAGCGCAGGAACGATTAACCAGCAGCCCCGGCTTGCCGTCGATCAGCCTATTCATTGGCATAGCACCAGCTTCACGCCGAACCATAAAATCGTTGGTACTGGTTGGCCTAGCGTGTAGACCCATAGTGCGCAGATGCTCAAACGCCGTCACCTCAAATATCTCGTCGCGCTTAACGCCAGCAGGGTCGCCCCAGATCAGAATGTCCGACTTTGGAAAATGCTGCTGTATGTCAGCCAGCAGGTGATGGCAGAACCGCTCCAAGCCCATATCAAAGGCAACCAACTCGTGGACGACGTGCCACCTGCCGTTCTGCATCTTTTGCCCAAAGACAGCCGCAGGCGTCAAACCAAAGTCAAGCCCGATGTGAACCGGCCAACCCG